GCATCTTCTTGAGTTGTTTTTATTTCATAGTAATCACTATGATTTAAAACAACATCAACTTTACTTCTGATGTCTGTGTTGCTGAATTTGTTTTCATCTAACCAACGAATCACATCAGCTAAAACATCGTGTTGTTTTTCTAGTAGTGTTATTGTTTTCTTCATATTATTTCTCCTTATGTTTATAAGGGTAAGTTATCAGTTGCATTTATAATATCAACTTAATTCGTATAAATTCCCATAGGTGCGACAACTTTGACCAGTGTGATATATTTACTACACTCCAAAAACGCATACCTATATCTTGTGTCGATGCGACATATTAACTACTACATATAGTGGTGCGACAATTTGTCGCAGTTGCTCGTGAACTACGGGCCCACCCTCCCTATAGGGGTCCCTGCACGAATCAGAAACAGGAAAACAAACAGACCCCCCACACCCCTCTGGCAAACAAATTGTACAGACATACCTATAGTATAAGATTTAGACTTATACTTGCGCTAAATAGAAAATGGCAATAGAATAGAGGGGGTACCCCTAAAAAAACAAAAACTGGTACAAAACAGAAGTGAAAAAAATTCTGCAAAAATTTTTATGAAACAAGAATTAATAGACAAGCTACCCCCTGACGCCAAAAAACAATTCCTTAAATACGCAATAAAACTTTCTGAAAAGAAAACTAAATCAAAAGTCCACGATGACTTCTTAAGTTTTGTCAAACACGTGTGGCCTGAATTTATCGAAGGTAAGCATCACAAAAAAATTGCTGACAAATTTAATAAGCTTGCAAACGGTGAGATCAAAAGACTAATTATTAATATGCCACCAAGGCATACCAAATCAGAGTTCGCGTCCTATCTTCTACCCTCTTGGATGGTAGGACGTAGGCCTAATCTAAAAATAATACAGACGACCCACACAACGGAACTCGCGATCCGCTTTGGTCGAAAAGCTAAAACCTTAATGGACTCCGAGGAATACAAACAAGTATTCCA